AGTGAGTACATTAGACGAAGTTACGCTGATGACAATGGATACGTGTCCTGTGTGACCTGCGGAACCACAAGACAGTGGAATGACGGAATAGATGCCGGTCATTTCCTTCCAAAGTCCAGAGGCAGTTCGATCTATTTCGTTGTTGAGAACGTCCACCCTCAGTGTAAACGCTGCAACCTGATGGAAGGCGGGAACTTCGAGCATTATTACCCATTCATGCTTGAGATGTACGGTGAATCAGGCATTGAAGAACTAAGACAACTGTCCAAAACAACAGTTAAATACTCAGTTCAGGACTACCTTGATATTGAGAAAGAATATAAGGAGAAACTAAATGACTGTAAGTGATTTAATAATTGAACTGCAAGAAATGATGAGCAGATATGGTGATCCAGAAATCAAGATTATGACACTAGATGGTGAATTTGATATTGGTCTCATTGAATCTCAAGCTGGAGAATTATTCATAATGTCTGATGAGCCAGAAGATAACGACCCGAAATCTATGGGATGGGTAGGTGATGATGGGTTGCCATAATGAACTATCTAGCTAAAGCAGAGAAAGCACTCAACTACCTGGCAGACTCAGAAGATGAATGGGCACAATATAAGGCTTTACTGAAGTTCCAGCCAGAGCGCCACAAAGCCTGTCTAGCAAGACTTATGTCAGAGTCACTGGAAACCACAGAGGCAGGCAGAAAGCGTGACGCAGAGCAATCAGAGGCGTTTGAGAAGCTTTTAGACGAATCAACAGAGATAGCAGAGCAATTCTACCTCCTGGATGCAAAGAGACAAAGAGCAGAACACACTATCGAGATGTACAGATCAGTTAATTCAGCATTAAAGAGGGGGAATATGGAATGAATGAATTTAAGAAACAGGAAATAATAATAGGAACTATCATTTCAGTATTAGTAGTCGTTTTGTTTGTTCTTATTATAATATTGTTAAGTAATCCGACACATGCAAGCATAACCTGTGGAATCAAGCCTATCGTACCCATAGGCTGTGATGACATGATCTGTATCGATGGACAATGGAGATGTATTAACTATAATAAATAAGTCGGGATGTAACACGATCCGCAGCAACTCGAACCAGGCGAGCCTGCATAAAGAAGAAACCATAAACGGCTCCTGTATCATGGACTGATAACCAAAAGGTGTAGCAATGAGCTTCTAACCGTGTTCCCTAGTGCATCAAATAAACAGGGATTAATTAGAGATTAACAGGAATTAATCTGAATAATTACCTTGCAATAAATTCTAATTATCGTGTATTGTTACCACATAACAATTACTTATGATTTAATCTATGTGCAAAAACAGGTAATATCGTGCTGATGGTAATCCCCAAACTAGTATGTATGTACTGTCCTACAGCGTGTAGGCCGATTCCTACAAGGATATGTAGAAATTACCTGGAATCTGTCCAATTTAACATAATACGCATTATGTACAGTTGTTTTGTCCTACACCGTGTCAGATAAATCCTACAAACAGGGGGATAATCCATCCCCAGAAACACCCCCCCGCCCCCCTATGGAGTCAGGCAATAATCTGATTAACACCCAACCCCACACCGGAGGGGAAATAAAACGACGTGGAAGGCCAAAGGGGTCTGTAGCCAACAAACAGACAAGGGAGGCGATGAAGAGACAGTTTTCACGGGTAATTACGCCCAAGAAATTTGCTTCAATGGTAGAGCTTGTTTATAACCAGGCTATGGATGGGGATAAGAAGAGTCAGGGATTGATCTTTGAATATGGAATGATCAAGCCAGGCATGGAGGTTGATCAGCCCAGGGGTGGAATAGGGATTCAGATTGTGATTAATGATATGAAAGACGAGAAGGTAATAGAAGATGGCGTGTGGCAAGAAGAAGCGGAAGCCCAGGGGTAGATGACAACCCTTAATTTTGAGCTTCACCCCAAACAGAAAGAGATTTTTACTTCAAATGCCCGGTTTAAGGTTGTTGCAGCTGGGAGAAGGGGTGGAAAGACATTTTTAAGTGCTATTGAGCTCTTGATTAACGGTTTGAAGACTGAAGAAAACGGCTTTAATCTGGCAAATAAAGAAGTTTGGTATGTTGCCCCGACTTTTCAACAGGGAAAAGACGTAATGTGGCAGTTATTAAAGAACATCGGCCAGGGTGTTATTGAAACGACTTATGAAAACACGGCTACATGCCGGTTGGTTAATGGAAGAACGATAAAAATCAAGGGAGCTGACAGGCCTGACAGCTTAAGGGGTGTTGGTTTGAGCTTTGTTGTATTGGATGAATACGCATTTATGAAGCCAGAGGCGTGGGATTTGATTATTTCACCAACACTGTCAGAAGTTGAAGGATCTGCAATGTTTATCGGAACCCCAGAGGGCAAGAATCATTTCTATGATCTCTGGCTGGCAGCGGGGCGGGAAGAGAACGACCAGTGGGAGGCTTTTCACTTCTGTTCATTGGATAACCCGAAAATTCCGAAAAGGGAAATAGAGAGAGCCCGTGACAGAATGAGCGCCCAGGCTTTCAAGCAGGAATATGAAGCAAGTTTTGAGGCTGCCGGTGGCGGCTCATTCTCCGAGGAGGAGGTTATTTATGCACCAAGGTCTGATGAACCAGGAACTCTATATATGGCAGTCGATCCAGCCGGTTTCGGGAACGGGGCTGGTCTTGTTAAATCTGAACTTAAAAGACTTGACGAAACAGCCATTGCAATCGTTGAAGTATCTTCTGCTGGATGGTTCGTTCACGATATATTACATGGAAGATGGGAGGTCAGAGAAACGGCTCTTAGAATTATCAAAGCTGCAAGAGATTATCGACCAGCTGCCGTCGGAATCGAAAAAGGAACCCTCTTCAACGCGATCCACCCTTACCTTGAGGACGAAATGCGAAGACTCAACGTCTACCCACAAGTCCAGCCAGTCACCCACGGCGGGCAAAAGAAAATCGACCGCATTACCTGGGCGCTCCAGGGGCGGTTTGAAAAAGGACGCATAAAGTTAAGTGATGATAAGGACTGGCGCGTGTTTATCGATCAACTCCTGGACTTTCCCAATCCGATGGCACACGATGACTTATTGGACGCTTTGGCTTATATTGATCAAATTGCAACCACAAATTATAACGTAGAAATGGACACGCCAGAATACGAGCCTTTAGATGCCTACATCGGATACTAAGAAACTGAATTTTATTGGATAATTGATATGCCAGCACCACGATACGAAGGCACCACACCCATTAATGACATCGTAGTCCAGGTCAAAGAGCCTGAATACGACGCTGAAGAAGCCAAGAATGATGAATTGGTCAGCTGGGTTCTTCACCATGTCGACTCATGGGAACAGTACCGAAACAATAACTACGAAGACTTATGGAAAGAATATTACAGAGCATGGAAGTCTATATGGACCCAGGACGAGAAGAACCGTCAGTCTGAACGGTCAAAATTTATCTCGCCCGCACTACAGCAGGCCATCGAGATGGCTGTGGCCGAAGCTGAAGAAGCTACCTTTGGCCGGGTGAAATGGATTGATATCGAAGACGATTTAAGGGACGAGAGAAAGGCGGATATGATCCTGATAAGAGATCAACTGCTAGAGGATATGGAATTAAATCATGTTCCCGACTCGATAACAGAGTGCTATTTAAATGCTGCTATTTACGGCACAGGAATAGGCAAGATCATTGTTGAGGAAATTGAAGAACTCAGTACTAATGAGTTTGGAATTACCGAGCCTGAAACGTACACAGGTTGTTTTTTAGAAGCGATATCACCAGAAGACTTTGTAATCGATCCAGAGGCCAGGACTGTAGAGGAAGCGCTAGGCTGTGCGCATATTGTTGTAAGACCCAGGCACTCAATCGAGAAAAAGCAGGCTGAAGGCATTTATAAAGCGGTCCCGTTGGGTGATTACCACGACGACAGAGACGTGGAATCAAAGGGCGAGTTCAAGTCTACCGATATTAAAAACAAGTGTGAGATTATCGAATATCACGGCCTGATCCCGTCAAGACTCATTACTGACGAGATTGACGAATACGCCATGACAGAAGCGATTGTAACCATTGCAAATCGTGGCAATCTTTTGAAGAAAACAGAGAGTCCATTCGAGCATAAGGACAGAAGTATTGTGGCTTTCCAGTGGGATAAGGTTCCAAACAGGTTTTGGGGCCGGGGTGTAGCTGAAAAGGGTATTAACTCACAAAGAGCCCTCAATGCTGAATTAAGAGCACGTCAGGACGGTTTAGCTTTGACCATTCATCCGATGATGGGTGTAGACGCAACCCGACTGCCAAGGGGTCAGAAAATGGAAGTCGCACCAGGTAAAACCATACTGACAAATGGAGATCCTAAAGATATATTGAATCCGTTCCACTTTGGAGATATGTCATCGCACACATACCAACAAGCCGGAGAACTAGAGAGAATGCTGCAGATGGCTACCGGCAGCATGGACAGTGCTGCTCCCCTTGCACAGAACCCGCGAAATGCTACTGCTTCTGGCATGAGTATGATATTAGGCTCCGCGATCAAAAGATCAAAGAGGACAATGCAGAACATCGAAAGAAGGTTTTTAACCCCGATGATCCGTAAATTCGTCTGGCGATATATGCAATTCGACCCGCAGCGATATCCAAATAATGATTACAAGTTCTTACCCCGTTCATCAATGGGGATTATGGCTCGTGAGTTCACAATGACTCAAATCTCCCAGGCAATGCAGGTGGTCCCTCCTG